ACCTGTGTCGGGTTCGTACTCACCCGCATTGAAACCAAATCTAGCCATGTTAAATTCTCCTTAACTTTTTACAGGGACATACTCGATAAGTTTTTCGTACACCATAGGAACGGTGTCCGGACAGTTGTAGCGGTTCTTCGCTACGTACGCAGGGTTCTCAATCATGTGAAGCAACCGCTCCCCAGTAGTGATACCACGCGTAACACTGTTGTTGAAGCCTACATCGGACTTCTTGACAATGATTCGGAAGCCGGCAAAAGCCAGCACATCAACCCACTCTTGCAGAAGCGCATTGCAGCGGTTCGGCAACTTAGGCTGATAACGATCGTACGGTTCGGAGCGAGGGTCTTCATATCTAACGATACTAGAATGCGCGATCAAGACCACGTTCATGTCACGCTTCTTACGAAGCACGTCAAGTCCGCTGAGCAGCTCACGAAACGCCTCAGCGATCATCATTTGCCCCTTACCATACGCCAACTCTTTAGCCTCATGCTTGGACTCGATATCACCCGTAATGAGCGGCTCAACCAGCCAATCGACGCTATCCAAAACGACGGTCCTAAAGTCATGTTCTTCTTTGATCAACGTGCGAATATTCTGCGCTACGTCATCAACTGTCTCAGCGCGAGGGAAGGACACAACGTCTAACGACGCCAAACCATCCTCGGTCGAAATAAAGATCGGCTTCGGGAACTGACTAGCGATCGTGCTCTTACCGATACCGTGTCCGCCAAAGATGCAGATACGGGGAGGTAACTCTTGTTTGCCCGTGATGAGCTGAGTTTTCCATTCACTCATTTTCTTTTCTCCTTAGTTAAAAATTGCCTAGGACGTTATTATAACCTAAAACTTAACGCAGCGCTATTCAAATGATAAATTCATTGTGCTGTAACTAAGTTTATTTTTGTCCCACCTCATGATATTGCACCCGCCATGGAACTCGGCGGCTACGGTAACGCATATCGCACAAAGAGCAGGATCACCCGTCATGACTAGATAGTCATCATGATCCATCTTACTCAACGCACGACGAGCGTGTTCTATTGCACCTGAAGGATCGAAATCACGATTCACAGATGAAAATATCTCTTTGACCTCGCCGTAGGTCTCAGCGGCAGAGTAGTCACGGCGGCGGTCAGAATGCACCAGCCATACAGTTCGTTCAGTCATTTTAATTCTCCATACACTTTACCCCATTTAACCTCGGCATTGACCGGTAGGTCCGGCCACCAGCGAGGCGGGGTCTTCATTACTTGCTCAATATAATCTCGGGCGGCAGGTCCTTCAGCTTCGTCAACCACCGCAACGATCTCGTCATGCACTGTTAGCGCCACGGGATATGTTTCGTTCACAATCAACAACTGTTCCATCACTACGTGACGGGCGACTGACTGAATGATGTTCTCTGTGATTAACCCGCCATAGATACCTGAGCGACCGTCACCGCGAGACATGTACGTCCAACGACGTTCGGCAGCGCCATACTTCAAATCAGGATATATGAGCGGAAAGCCGACCGGTAAGCTGATAGTATTTTGACCCGTGCGGACCTCTAAAGAATCGCTCAGCGATACTGCTACCCCCTTGGCTATGCTCTGAAGTGCCTTGTCGCACTTGTCCCAGAACTGCGTAATCATGTAGTTCTTCTTGCGGTAGGCGGTAATCGCACGCTGACACATTTCCATAGGGCGGGGCTTGCCTTGAGCGCGGAGGAACTCAAAGAACGTGTTCGCTGACATACCGTAGCCCGCACCTAGAACCGTCACCTTACCCAACCAGCGCTCGTCTTCGTCCTTCTTCGTTATTTCACGACCATAGATGAATGACGCCATGTGACAGTAGGGATCAAGACCCTTGTAAAACACCTCAACCAAGTCCTCTTGTCCAGCAGCCATAGCTAGAGCGCGAGCCTCGATTTGTGAGCTATCACCGACTACGAGAACTTTGCCGGGAGGAGCCACGATACCCTTTCGTAGCTTAGAGCCGCGAGTCAAGTTCTGCAGATTAATTCCACCGCCGCCGCTAAAGCGACCAGTGTGAGCACCGTAGTAGAGCAGGGGCACGGGAAGCAAGCCTGACTTGCCAATGCTGCTCAGCCGCTGAGCGCGTGTTTCTTCAATAGTTGACTTGAGCTTGAGCCTAGCAGCGACAATAGTCTGAACGTGCAAATCAGGATGTGATAGCAAGTCTGTGATACCCTTGTCGTCTTTGGCAAACGCATAGGTAGCCTTTCCGGTGCGCTCGCTCATCTTCATGGGCGGCTCAACACCGAGGTTCCTGAGGGCGTCAGCGAACTTGAGGTTAGACATAATAACATCACGCGTAATACCCGCCTCAGCTAAAGTAGCATCACGACTCTCGACTAGGTCAACGACGTATTGATCTAGCATCTCGTGATCGATAGCCAGCTTTGGATCGGTTACGGCTTTGATAGACCACTCAAGCAGCATACGCTCAAAACGAGGGCAAGCATCGATGAGCGAGGAGTAAATCTTATGACAGAGCTCCACGTCACGTATGCAATATTCGCTCAGGATCGTCTTTTCAAACTCTTGCAGGTCCTCAAGACGCTTTCCCTTTGAAACGCTGAGTCCGTCTAGCTTGTCGCCAAAGCCCATCGCTTGACCTAGATTGCCTAGACTGTATGACTTCAACCTGAGCTGAGCACGAGCCAAGCCTACGGTATCAACCCACTCGTCAGGAAACCAGCCGTAGTGATGCGCGGCGATAGCCCCATCAAACTGAGCATTGTGAGCCACGGCGCGTATATTAGTACCATAGTGCTGGAAAGCCTTCGCTACATCCTCACCCCACGCGATGACTGTAGGCTCGTCGTCTAGCTTGAAAGCGCAGCACAGGGTTTGAAACCGAGGGTCACGAATGTACTCGGTAGACGTCATCTTTGCAAGCGAGAAGTCCTTCGGGTCGTAGAACGTCTCGAAGTCAAGGACTAAAGTTCTCACGTGTTTTTCTCCTTAATATCGTAAAACCAATCATCGCCTGCTGACCACTTGCGCGTGCCGTCCACCGTCCACAGTCTTCGTGCGGCCTGAAAGTCAGGAAACTTTGTCTCGGCGGGGATCAGGCTCTGGTCATACCACAGGCATCGATTGTTTGGCTGACAGGCAAATTGGCCATTGTCTAGCGCAATCCAATTAAACGACTTGTGTTCCTCGGCCTGCTCGGTAAACCCTGTGTCTACATCCATCCCGTCAGCGCAGAAGTCCACGGTAAACAAGTAGCGTCCAAAGTGCCATTCTTTGTCTTTACCTAAAAACTTGACGCCAAGATTGCGCAGACCAATTTTTTCAACAATGGTAAATCTGTAGCCCATACAGTCCCACAATTGAAGCGTGTCAATTGGCAGATTGCCAGCTTCTGCGTGCCAAACGTAGGCGTGAATCGGCAACTTGTCGTACAAGGCGCCATAGGCCGGCAGCAATGACTCAATGCGGAACACTTGGCCACGCAGGGCTTTAAGGCTGACCCACACCGCAGGCTCTAGTTCGCCATGGCCTTTTTGATCGTTGTATAAAAACTCGCGTTTCACAAAACATTTAATGGGGGGCAGTGATGCAATAATGTAACTCATGCTTCTTTCTCCTTGAGCCACATTGCACAAGCACGACGCCAGTCAGTGGCTTTGATACTATCCACGTAGCGTAAGCCGTTACGGTTCTTCTTATGCTCCCACCAGACTAGGCTGATAGGTTGAGCGACATCTTGGAAGAACGGCGTACGATAGATCTTATCGTCTTGCGGGTCTAGCATGAAGTCCTCAAGGTCACGATGCCATTCGTCTAGGAAGCAGTCTTTGAACATAGGATAGGGGGTGACTAACAGGTCAGCGTACTCGCTATCATAATAATCCTCAGGGATGTAAGGGGTATCTTTGACCGCCTCCCACACGGGTAGGCTTGTATAGACGTGAAGAGAGTCAGAGACTTGAGTATAAGGACCGACTTCGCAACCGATGCGGAAAGCCATATACTCTTGCAGCATGCTAAAGTGCACTACGTTCGCACCCAGCTTACCATACAGCATATCGTTTGAGCGGCAGCACACAGTCATGTATAGCTTCTTATCGCGTATCTTCCAGTAGATGTGAGTGTTGCAGGGGTGATCAAGTTTTTCGCCGCCTAAGTCAAGCGCAGGATCCCACATCGTTGTCACCACACGACGGTCATTAGGATTAGCCTTTAAGAGAGTGACCGCTAGATCAAGCTGATCGATCTTTGCTGAATGGCGTAGACGATAGCCGTAGGCACCCCAGAACGTATCACCATCATCACTGTACTGCTTCATCTGTGAGTTGAAGTAGTCCAAGAACTCAACATCACGATAGCCGCCTATGATCCAGAGCCCCTCCATAGAGTGGAAGAAAGGATTACACATACGCTTTTTATCAAACAAAACTCGCTCTAGGGGGCGACTGTATGTAGTAGCTACAGGCTCAATGAACTCGATGACCGGACCGTTACGCGAGTCGCGGGATATACCTTTCGCCTTGATTGAGTTGATCTCGAGCGGAAAGGCTTGATTGACGTTAGTGACGTTGAATACTTCCATGATGCCCTCAGAATGCTGTTTCAGGTTTATAAATAGTGCGGGGTCGACCAGTGCCGTTCCTCGCCCGTATGTATTTGTCAAACTCGCAGAAGCAGTTCTGCCAGTCATGCAATGTGTGATCCTCTAGCTTGTACTTCAAGATATCCTCAACCTTGTCTTTTGTATCAACCAGCTCTTGGTTGAATCGCTCTTGCGGTATGCGTTGCTCTAAGGGGCGACCGTACATACGGTTCAGACCTCGAGTAGAACCAGGACCGATAGGGGCGTAAGAGTGCAGGTCACGAGCTTGATTCAGCAACCGGCAATAGGTCATATCAGCAACGACTTGACCCGTCATGAACGTACCCCAACCATTCGCACCCTCAAACAATTCCATCGCGCCTTCCACTGAGCGCCACTGCGGTATGCGAACTTCCAAGTACATACGGAACCGTTCTTGACGTTGAAGCAAAGGGTTGAGCATATGCGTAGCGATAAACTCACCCTTACCTAGATCTTTCGGTACTTGACGAGCGGTGATCATGTATGCCCCTGTCCAACTCTTTTTGCCACTGTTAACGCGATCGTCAATGAGGCGACCAAAACGGATAGGATCAAACCCATCCACAGGCCAGTACTTTCTATCCATGAGCGCTTGGATTGTAGGAGGCCAGTTGATCCAACGAGCGCAACAGATCATGAACCAAAGGTGAGGATGATCAGAGTAGCGATTGATGACGTTCTCTATGATCCACTTGGATACACGATCGTGCTTACGGCGAACATTGCAGAAGCGGTACATCTGCAGGATGTCATCCTCAGTCCAAGGACCAGGAGCACCCACCTCACGCTCTGTTCGTATAAAGTCGCGCTCGCTGACGAAGTACGCCATCGTACGTAGTAAGTCGATACTCGCTACACCTGCTTGCTGATCAAACATAACCCAACTCCTTCAAGACAACTTCTACGGCTTCCTCAGCGCTCACCCAGTGAGGGTTTAGACCCGCGAGGTGTAGCTTCCGCGCTGAGGAGATATTCTTCTTATCGTTCGTCAAGATATTCTCAGTCTTTTCAATCGGCGGCTTACCTTCCACAGCGCGGCGAGCGTTCACATTCGCGACGCATTGTTCGAACGGAGTGCTCAAGCAGATTGGTACGATGTTTCCCCCTACCTCTTTCAGCCTAGCGTTCAAGATCATTGTCGGCTCATATACGTTACCCACGATGACGCCCTCATAGATTACATTCGTATAGGCAGCGCATTCCACGACGGCGTCCCAGACTAGGGTAGGAGTCTTGATAGTGTCACATCCCCCGCATACACGATCATAAGAGCCGAGTATAACAAAGTCTTTATAAATGTTGATTAGCACGCCGTTATCAAGAGTCATCTTTTTCTTGAAGTCAGGCTCAGCTCTGTCCATGATACGGCGAGCCACCCATGTCTTGCCCGCACCGTTGGAGCCGCGTATAGAGAATACTTTGGTCATAGGGATATACTTTGAGGATTGAAAGGAATATTGAGGAGTTGAAGAGCCTCGATGAGAGCGTCACGCTGCGACACAACTTTCGCGTCCATACCCCAGCTTTTCATTTTGGTATGAGCCAACTCAACGGCGCGATACTTTGGAACGAGTGACTTACCTGGGTCGAAGGGTTTGTCATTACCGGCAAGAGCGCGGCGATTTAGAGTCTGCGCAATGCACTTCTCTTTCGGCGTATCAAGGGTCAGCGCATGAAACTGTCCGTCACCCACGCACGCATCAGCGATGTCTTTAGTCAGCTGCTGTAGTCCTGACATGAGCAAGCCTTCCATGACAATGTGAGCGTAGGGGATGATCTCGCGACAAGCCTCAACTACATCACGCACGCTACGCACTCGGTCAACCCCTCCCGTTACCGCACCTTCGTACTTACCGATGAAGGCTACGTACTCACCTGCTGGCGTCGTGTACACATGAAAGAATACGCCGTTAGAGGTAGTCGCGTCTTTATAGTGCGTCAAGTAATTCATTAGCGTACGGACAGTAGTTGTCTTACCTGAGCCGTTAGTGCCGCGGACGTTGATGATGTGATTCATGATATGATCTCGATATCAAAAGGTTCTGCAGGCATGAACGACAAGATGTAATCAGAGATTTCGCCGTAACCTGTCAGGTCGTGACGCTTCTCAACGATATCCTTACCGATCGGCTTGGAGCTCTTGTAGTACGCTTTCGCCATGCAGCAAACTGTCTCAGCCTCAGCCACGCCGCAGCTACGTACGCCGCGAGGAGGTGCATTGATATAGCTGATAGTATCGGCTACCTGCATCAGCGCTCTTGCATAGTCAGGCTTCTCAACTGTAAGCAGCTCAGGAAAAATAACCTCTAAGCCTTGCTTCGGTAACTGCACCATGTGATGTTCAGAGTCTGTCCAGTCAACTGGATACCCAAACACCGCCTCACGCAAGTCCATACATTTCCAAGTAAAGTACTGACCGATCTGAGGTATGCCCTTCTGAAGAAGCTTCATGAAGGAGGGCTGCATACAGGCGGCGAAAAAGTTCTCAGGTGTACCGTACGTATTAATCCAAGCCTTGATCGCTTTCTTACCTGACTCACCTCGGAAATGGCGACGTTCTGAAGCGCGTGGGGCAGTCTCATATCGGTTCCAGAGCTCAAGCCAGAACTCATCACCTTTCAGAGTGCACAGCTGACAGGCGGTTCCCATGTGGTAATACGTCACGAATGCAGCACACCAACGCATGAGCATATCCTCAGGCATTTCAGCTAGATACAACGCAACGTATACGGGGTCTAGGTCATCGGTGGCGATGGTCTTAGCAGCGAAGTCCTGCCAAGATAGCGAGGGGTCAAATTTCAACATAGCCTAAGTCCTTGAACTGATCTATCTGTACTAGCTGGCGCGTGTCAACAATTTCGCACGGCGTCAGGTCAGTACCCTTCTTCAATAAAAAAGTGTAGTTGATGTGATCATGCGCGCACGCCGCCATACGGTAGCCGTAGTGTGTGATAAAGTAGTGTTCAACTGCGCGAACATATCCTTCTGAACTATCTATGCCGAAGTCAAAGAACTTTGAGTAAGTAGCGCGATGTAAATGCTCTTTGACTTTGGCACTATCAACAAATATGACGTAGCGCGGCTCAGAGTTTAGCACGGCTTCTATGAGCGCCAACTCATTAGGATCCTGCATGGCGCGGTAGGTAGTCATGGAGTTGAACTCAAGGTAAACGCAATCAAACTGATAGATCTTTGTAGCAATAGTAGTGGCGACGTAGGAGTCGGTGATTATAACATCCGCGTCAGGGCGTAGGAATTGAAACGCTTCACAGCACGCATCATCGTGATCAAACGCTACGTGCTTTTCAATCCTAGAGGAGTCTATCGTGACAGTACTCATACCGAAGCCGCAGAAGACCTCCAAGATAGATAGATTAGTCTCTGTGATAAACTTGTTTACATGCCAGACCTGCTCAGCGTAAGTTAACGTAGACCGGAGCGAATGATCGAACCAGTGTTGCATACCGACTTCATCAACTGAAGCCGCCTCCTCGTCAGGTTCTGGTACATAGAACTGGAAACCCTTGTAGGAGACGTGTCGTGCGTTCATGCGAATTCTACCTTGTTCTCGAGCATAAAGACAGGAATACCGCCGAGGCGGTACTTAGCGAATGCAGCCTTGTGAGTACGGTAATAATTTCGGTAAGCCGTGATAGCATCACCAGGAACTTTGCACTCATCAGGCATAGCCTGAGGCGGCTCACGCCAAAGGAAAGGCATAGCCAGTAGGGCAGGAGGGGGTGACTTGAGATCGTTATTGATGTAGCGCTCACAAGCGTGGCGACGAGGGCTGTAGCGCATCGCGTACTCACGGCAAAGATATTCGCCTAAGTCACGCAGCCAAGTGTAATGTAGCTTGGACTCAGCAGCCCAACGCACGGAGGGATGATGTATGTGAGTAGGCTTGTACGG